CCGCTAAGTTACAAACAGGGAGGCACAATCGCCTCCCTTAATTAACCCTTTCACCTATTCAATTCCACCATGTATTTCTACAACGACCGTCGCAATTTTACCGCTGTTATGTGTAACCCTAACGGCAAAGGTTTTATTGTCACTGCAACAAACCTCGCCAAAGGTGAGACGATAGAAGTCTCAAACGTCATCGAATCTATCGAGGACGCTGACTATCGGGCGAAACGTTTCGCCGGTTTGCATACCTTTGAACCGGTCAATCCTGAAGAAATTGAACAGTATCTCTCAGAAAGATTAGGTTTCTGAGTTACATTTAACGGGGACAATCCTGTCCCCTTAATTAACATTTTTCACCCTTAAATCCCATGCCTTCAGCAACACTTACCAGCAACAAATTTGTCCGCCTTGATTGGAAGTTTAGCAGTGTAGAAAAAACGGCAAAAGTCTTATTTAAGATTAATCGTAACGGTCACATTTCCGAAGAAAATCTCCGTAACTACATAATCAATTGTGCCACGAATTACGCCATGGATTGTGTCACAAATAACGAAAAACCTACGATAATGGGAACCGGCGGGTGGTATGTTTCATTCTTCGAGACAGAATCATCGGATTATTCACACGGTGTAGAGGTAACTTTAATGCCTTACGCTGTTGAGAAGTACCTGGAAAATCAGGGTCTTATGTGAGACTTATGGGGGCAGATATTGCCCCCCTAACTGATAGTATTACAGTTCGTAAATGACAGTAACCGGGGGGGCGATTTTTTGTATTTTTTGCCCCATGCCCGCCCCCGTATATAAAACGCCTAACTACCCTAAGCTATAAAGTGTTACGAACGCCTATTAAAAACCGCGCCCATAAAAAAATCCCACCAGGGGGTCACCTTCCCCAAAAACCCACAAAATGCTATATAATGCAAGAAAGGAAATCCTTCCCATGGAAAAAAATCGCGCAGAAAATTTTACGACTATAGAGGTCGATCAAGTAACTGGGGAGTATTATGTAGTGATTCCTCAATGGGTATGTGATGAGCAAGGATGGTATGAGGGCACAGAAGTAAACATCGAGGTCGAGAGTGATTGTATTATCATTCGCGGGGTCGATTGATGCACAAGAGTGCCGTAGAATACGTGCCGTAGAATACGTGCCGTAGAATACGCGGCGCGATTGACACCTCATATATAATACGGTATGATACTGAAGTAACCAATTTCTATTATGGCTAAAGGATTTACAGTAAAGGCAAAGACACCCAAACCATCAGAGAGCGCCCCAGAATGGGATTACGATGCTGCCAGAGAAATGCTACGTGATAAAGCAGTAGTGTTCTGTCTGCCAGGTCGTGGGGTATCTTATGCATTTCTCAAAAGTTTTGTACAACTTTGCTTCGACTTGGTAAAATGCGGAGCAAGCATCCAGATCTCGCAGGATTATTCCTCAATGGTGAACTTTGCGAGATGCAAGTGTCTAGGAGCGAATGTACTGCGTGGACCGGATCAACTTCCGTGGGATGGTAAGTTGAAGTATGATTATCAATTATGGATTGATAGTGATATTGTATTCAACACTGAGAAGTTCTATCAATTAGTATTGATGGACAAGGATATTTCTGCTGGTTGGTACTGTACTGAGGACGGTCGCACGACATCTGTTGCTCATTGGTTAGACGAAGAGGACTTCCGTGGTAATGGTGGTGTGATGAACCATGAGACGTTGGAGAGTATTGGAAAGCGTCGTAAGCCATTCACAGTGGACTACACAGGATTCGGATGGGTCTTGATCAAGAACGGTGTATTTGAGCACGAAGAGATGAAGTATCCATGGTTTGCACCAAAGATGCAGGTCTTTGAATCAGGTAGTGTACAGGACATGTGCGGAGAGGACGTATCTTTCTGTCTCGATGCAATTCAGGCGGGCTTTGAAATCTGGTGCGATCCACGCATCAGAGTTGGGCACGAAAAGACAAGGGTGATCTGATATTCATCGCAATTTGCGTCTTGTGTATTCTTTTAAGGATGGCACAGGGCGCTTCGCGATCTCGTATCAGAGCATTGTAGTCCAGGATTTCTCGTCCAAGGTACTTGACGGCATATACGGAAGTGGTATAATGACTTATGTCACACACATGACATTCCGTTTAATCTCGTCAAAATGACAAAAGATCACATTTTCTGTCACATCAATGAAAGAAAAGTACAATGTCTATGTAAAAGGCGAACTAAAACATGCTCATCTTTCTGAAGAAGAATTCTTCGACATAATGGAAGATTATGCGAAAGGGTTCTATGAGAATGGAACCATCAAATCTGATCAAATCACCTACAAAATCGTTATTGAAAACTAATTATGGCACGTTCTAAAGTTGGACTTGTAAAAACTAATTTTACTCCAGGAAAACCAAAAAAAACTCGGCAAGGGTGTGGGAAACACACTAAGTATGCCGCGACAAGTCGTAACAATGCTCGTAAACGTTATCGAGGACAAGGACGATGAAGACATTTGATAAAATCCTTAGTTATGTTTTCGTCGGTTTTATTTCTATTGTTGTCTGGGAAGTAGGACATCCATATTTTCTAGGTAGTCATGATGACCATCATCACAGTCATCCAAGCAACGAACACGTTAGAGATTATAAATGATTAAAGAGGTTCCCTTCGGGGGACTTTTTTAATGCCAATAAATAAGATTTAAGTGCTAAATAATTAAAAAAGTTCTCCGAAATGGCAGTAACAAGGGTATCTAGATCCTTCAAAGATATTAGTTTATCCTTTGAACCACATCCCGTGACAAAGGATTTACCTGTTCTTACGAATAGAAATGCTATTATAAGATCTGTCCGTAATTTAGTTGAAACGATTAGAACTGAAAGATTTTTTCAATCTAACCTAGGATCAGATGTACGTGATAGTTTATTTGAAATTATGGATTATGCTACGGCGACAATCCTTAGAGAACAGATTCTTGAAGTTATTACAAATTATGAACCCAGGGTTGAAAATATTGACGTTGAAGTAGAACCAAATATTGATGAAAATAATTTTGAGGTCACCATAATCTTTGATATTATAGGTCAAGAAATTCCTACCCAATCGTTTACCTTCATCTTAGAGGCAACCAGATAAAAAAATGCCTTTTACTAAATTCACTAATCTAGACTACGGTCAAATAAGACAATCAATCAAAGATTATCTCCGTGCAAATTCTAATTTTACGGATTTTGACTTTGAGGGGTCTAATTTTTCTATTTTAATTGATACGTTAGCATATAATACGTATATTACTGCATTCAACACTAATATGGTTGCCAATGAATCCTTTTTGGATTCTGCAACGATCAGAGAGAATGTCGTATCTCTTGCAAGAAATATAGGATACGTACCATCTTCTAGAACTGCTGCTACTGCAAAGATATCTTTTAGCGTAAATGTTGATCCTGTATCAACATTAGCGAACGGAACACCAATCTATACACCCACAATAACGCTCCAGGCAGGTCTTGTTTGTACTGGTGGGATAAGAGGTTCTTCTTATGTATTCTCTTCTCCTGAGAATATTACAGTCCCAGTGGTAGATGGTATTGCCGAATTTAATAATATTACAATAAAAGAAGGAACATTTTTATCGAAAAGGTTTATTGTCGATACCTCTCTTGATCAAAAATTTGTTTTAGATAATTCATTTGTCGATACTACAACAATTAGAACATATGTAAAAGGTCCAGATGAACTAGGATTGGGTGACCAATACAATTTGGTGGAAAATATTATTGATATAGATAGTAATTCATTAGTTTATCTTATTCAAGAAATTGCTGATGAGAAGTATCAGTTATTATTTGGTAATGGAATCTTTGGAAAGGCACTAGAAAATGGCAATATCATCACCTCAAACTACATTGTGACTTCTGGAAAAGAAGGAAATGGAGTCGATAAATTTACATTTGCCGGAACATTGATTGATGCAGAAGATGCAATTGTTGTTCCAACAAATACACTTACCGTAACGACCATAGATCGGTCTTATAATGGTGCAGAAATTGAAAATAT